TGAATGCCCGTAGCTAAACCGCTTATAGAAACGATTGCTTGGCCACTAGTGCTAGTAAACGAGCTTGGCGTTACTTCTACAGCAGTTTTTGATCTATAGATTATAGAATTTAAATTATTTAAACCAGAGCCATTTATAATTACATTATCTGTACTGCCAAGGTTAGCTACTATTTTTTGGCTTGGGAATACGAAAAAGTCCTGACTCTTATCAGAGCCACTGATCTCTCCAGAAGTAACATATTTAGAATCACTTATTGCTGATAATCCAGACCGTAAATCTAAATGTATGAAATCATCGTGCTCTCCAGTAGGAACAGTTGCAGAAATGCCAGTGTTCGTATTTGTGAAAGAAAGGTTAATACCTGAACCCAACCTAACACCAGTTACTGATGTAAATGCGTTACCAAAAATTGTTATCGTACCCCCGCCACTAGGAACGATGGTAAAATCATTTATTCTTGATACTGGTACAAATTTATCTGTAGTTTCGGTTTGTATGCCTGACTCGTTACAAGTAACAGTGACGGCGGCTTGCTTTACGTTTAGATCGCCAGTGTACTCAACAGTAGCAAATGCAACAAAATTATCTGAGCCCCCCAAAGCTGAAGCAGTCATGCTACTCAACCTAGTTTCAGAGACTGTGTAATCACCAGTAGTAAAACCTGTTGGGCCTCCGCAGTAGCCACTTTCGTGGCCACTAACCACGACACCAGAAGCTTGAGCTAAAGAGCTTCCTGTGGCGGTTATAACACAAACGCCAGACGCAGTATTAACATCCGAAAATGTTACAGCACCAGTAGCACAGCCAGAAAGGGCGGTGTCAAAAAATCCAGAAGTATTTATTATTCCGCTAAGACTGCCGTAAGCCCCATCGTCGCCATCTCCTGTTGCCGTGATATCAAAAACTTCAACAGAGTTTTCTTTTTGAAATACAACTTTATCATAAGTAGCGGTCTGAGGAACAAGCGCGTCAATTACACTTTGAGATACTTTATTAAAATTAGCTTGACCACTACCGAACTTAACGCCAGTCACAGAAGTAGCATTGGTTATTTCAAACCTTACCGAATCTCCTATGTTTCCGCTTACTGACATTAGGGTATATCTATTTGCGGGCCGACTGTTAGGCTAGATGAAGACACTTCCCCATAAGGCGTAACAACTTTTACTGGGCCGCTTTGCGCGAACCTTGGTACTTTTACTTTTATTTGTGTCGAGCTTCTTTCTGTGAATTCGTTGGTCCGAATTGTGTTATTAAAATAGACCGCAGTTGCTTGATCTAAATTATCGCCCACAATAGTTAAATCTGCGAGAGTAGAAACTGGGCTTGGGCTTGTGCTGGTTATTGTTGGCTCCGAGCCATATCCATTCTCTTCAATGTTTAAAGTAGAAATGACCTTCTCTCCAAAGTTGATTGATATGTCTTTACTTTGAAGTACACCCTTAACGCTCCAAAGCGTTGACTGTCCTCTTATGCCTATGTCAACACTGATCTCTTTACCCGTGTGAGGTATCGCTTCAAGAATGTTGTAAGTATCCAAAGATAAGCTTTTTACTTTTTCTCCGTATCTATGCTCAACTGGCGCAATTCCACTTATATTATACAGCGGCGTAAAATTGTGAGACTCATCATAGGATACTGAGGCTACTTTGCTTGTAACATCCATACCCTGAAGGGTAATCGTCAAATCTGACATTTTATACCAATCCCAGTCTTGATCTGGTAAGATTGCTGGAGAGAATGTGCCTTGTAAGTCTTCGTAAAAATTAAACGAGGTATTTACCTGTAAAATCCCGTGAGGGCTGGCACTCCAGCTATACTGATTAAGGTAGCCAGACTGAATTGTTGTACCCCCCACGTCTATGCTGAAGACGTTTTGGCCTGGCTTCGCATTGGGCATGTAAAAGGGGTCGCCACTGTTGGCGTCCACGTAGTAATTCAAGCTAAGAGTACCATTAAGACCATTTGTGGCTACATAGTTGTCTCCGCCAGCACGATTAATACGGGTAGATTTAGTGAGTTCGTTAGAAAACGACAAAGAAGCAGAATTAGCCAAAATTCCACTACCATTCACCTTTAGGCTGATATTATTATAATTATAGTAATCTGCCATTACCCTTATACCTTTATCCTACATATTTACACCAAGATTTTTTATTTTTTATCGCTAAAACGTGTAAAATAAGGTAAGGAAAAAGGATATGGGTTCTATATATGAAATATCAAGCTGGTCTGGGGGTACAGCTTCGAAAAATGAAGTTTATCTTCATAATAGCAATCACTTCTATAGTTTAGAGAGCTCAAACACTCAAACACCATCTGTGGGCGCATCAAAGTGGGGCGGTATGACTACTTTTGACAATAAAGAAGTCCCTCATTTCTTTTGGATTCCCAGCTACTCGCCAACGATCTCAACCGAACCATCTGTTAGAACTCTCAAGTTCGGAGATGGGTACGAGCAAAGAACCCCAGACGGTATTAACACAAATCTTCTCAAAATCTCTCTAACCTACGATAACAGAGACGAAGCTGAAAGTACGGCAATCGCTCATTTTTTAAACGAAAGAGGCGGTTCTGAAGCTTTTGTATATTTGCCGCCCTCTCCTTATTCCTCAATGAAAAAGTTTATTTGTAGAAAATGGGATGTTACGATGAATTTCGATAACAATTACTCCATTAAAGTAGACCTAGAAGAAGTAGTGGAATAAAATGGAAATTTCAGAGGCTAAAAATTCTCTAAAAAAGGTTACTAGGGACGCATCTTCGCTTACCCCTACTGCAATAGTGTCTTTATTTGAGATTGACATTACTGACTTACTCAAAAACAATGAAAGAACTTTGTTCTTAGAAGGGAGTGGTTCAAGCGCTTACACAACAGACGGTAAAACTGTTTTACGATTCCACAACAACATTAAACTATTCCAAAGCTCTATTCGTTATAATGGAAAAGCGTATTTTGCCGCCCCAATCCAAATCACTGGGTACGAAGTAAACGCAAAAGGTTCTCCACCGAGACCAAAGATGTCGATATCTATTGATCCAGAAGGCTTGTCTCAAGAAACGCAAAATAGAGTTATTTTTATCAAAACTGCGATAAGAGACTTAGATGACCTCGTTGGGTCAAAAGTAACAAGGATCAGAACGTTTGTTAAATACATAGACAGCGAGAACTTCTTTGAAAGCGACGGAACAACTTTACTAAGCAACACTGTTAACCCGCCAAAAGGTTTTGACCCAGACCCAAACGCTCAGTTTCCTCCTGATGTTTATTTTGTTGATAGGAAGTCAGCAGAAACCGCAAACGTTTTGGAGCTAGAGCTAGCTTCTCCATTCGATACTCAAGATTTAAAATTACCAGCCCGCATTGTAAACGATTTTACTTGCCCTTGGACTTACAGAGGTGAAGGCTGCTGCTATGAATGGTCGCAGCAAAAAAACGCAGTTGACTCTGTTTATGGAAAATCCAACGAAAGCGAGGGCAATGTTGCACACGAAAATTCTAACTTAGATTGTAAAACAACAGCCAACCCAATACCAAACGGTAGCGTGGCAAACCCAAATGGGGCTGCTCCACCAGTAGCTACGTACAATAACGAAATTATCAACGCAGCGATTGACGGTGAAGTATTATTTAACGTCACGAATGGACAAGACGAATGGAAGGCTAATACCGTCTACAATAAAGGAGATTCAGTTAGAGTTAAAATTAAAGGTGTTAATTACTACTTTGTTTCTAAGGTAAATGCCAACTCAGGAAAAGCACCACCAAACGAAAACTTTTGGGTTGCTGATCAATGCTCAAAAACAATTGAGGGCTGTAGACTGAGATGGGCGAACAATCCAGAGCTAGGAACACTAGAGGGGCCATTGCCTTTCGGTGGGTTCCCGACTTCTAGGAGGGCAATAGATTGATTTTAAACACTGACATCAAAAAACAGATTAAAGCTCAATACGATAAAGAGTTTCCCAAAGAATGCTGTGGCCTGATCGTCTCTAACAAAGGTTCGCTTTCCTGCGTGCCTAGCAAAAACGATTCTATAGAAGAAGACTTCTTTAGGGTTAATCCAAGAGATTACTTAAAAGCCTCAAATCTTGGGGAGATTGTTGCCGTTTATCATTCTCACACCAACGGCAATCAAAACTTTTCTGAGTTTGATAAGTTTAACAGTATAAATCACAATATCACATACGTGATGTACTGCCCCGAAAACAATTCGCTATTGCAGTTCTCTCCTTCTTGC